AAAATGTTGTTATTTGGGGGGCTAATCATTTTATTGAAAATATACCAAGCGCAAATAGTTCGAGTTGGGTTGTTTGGGATAAGCAAAATGGTGATAATGATTTTGCCGATTGTGAAATTGCATGGACAAGCCACAGCACTGCAGTAAGAAAGTTTGAATTTAGATGGGCTGGAATGTTGCAAGGCGACATGAAAAATAAAGAAACACGAATACACCCAACTCAAAAACCAGTTGCACTTTACAAATGGATTCTCGATAAATACGCAAAGCAAGGTGATAAGATACTTGACACTCACCTCGGAAGCGGTTCAATCGCTATAGCTTGCCATGATTACGGATTTGAATTAACAGCTTGTGAACTTGATCCTGAATACTACGATAAAGCAGTACAGCGAATTAAAAATCATACTTCACAACAAAAACTATTCTGATGAAAATAACAGACAAAATAACGATTACAAACGAGGACAACATGGAGTTAATGGCTCGTTATCCTGATAAATATTTCGATTTAGCAATAGTTGACCCACCTTATGGGATTTTAAATAAAACCAAACGTGGAGGAGATTATAAATTTAATATGGACGAATACAGTCAATGGGATGTAAAACCCAATGACGAATATTTTAATGAGTTATTTCGTGTTTCAAAAAATCAAATTATCTGGGGCGGAAATTATTTTGGGCAACTTTGGCAAAGAAGCCAATACAATAAAGGCTTTATAATTTGGGACAAGAAACAACCTGAGACATTAAATAATTTCTCAATGGCTGAAATGGCGTGGTCATCTTTAGACAAGCCTTCAAAAATTTTTGAATTTAGCGTTAGAAAGAACAGGAATAAAATTCACCCCACACAAAAACCAGTTGAACTTTATGAATGGCTTTTAAAAATGTATGCTAATAAAGGGGACAAAATTTTAGACACGCATTTAGGAAGTGGAACAATTGCAATTGCGTGTTATAATGCAGGATTAAGTTTAACGGCTTGTGAGTTGTATAGCGAATACTACGAAAAAGCGATTGAACGAATAAAGAACCATGTATCACAATTGAAAATGTTTTGATGCGATTACACAGAAACCAACTCACAAAAGGCGCGAAAGTCCTGTACGAAGGAAACCTCGCAACGATTATCGAACCACGACTAAACACCGTAGTAATCGAATGCTACGATAAGAAAATAGTAACAACAATTCACCAACTGAAAAAGTATGAAAAGAGTAACGATAACGGTTGAGTTTACCGATAAGGATGAATATGAGGAATTAATCAACCTTGTGAAACACTCGTATCCAGTGATCGGACAGGAGTTTATAAGAAGACGGAAGAACTCAACAATTAAAGCAACTTCTGAATATGTTAAACCATTCACTGAACGAATAGAGATAATTAACGGGTTGCCTTGCGAGGTGTACAAATCGAAAATTTGATAATTAGCAAAAAAAAGTTCTTCAAAAGTTTGCAGAATTAAAAAGTCTTCGTATATTTGTAGAAAGAAAAACGAAAAAGATATGACAACGCAAGACTTGAAAAACAACAGAGACCGAATAATCAAGAAGATTAAATTACAAATCACACTTGCAACTAACGAGCAGATTTCAGGTGTGATGAATAAAATGCTGGCTATGCTTCCTCAATTTGAGAATGACAAGCCAACAATGTCAAACATTGACAAACTTACATCTAAGGCAACACTTAGCTATATTAAGTACAATTTGACGCATACATCAGCGCAGATAACAGCTGTTGATGCTAGCATTGAAGCTAAGAGAATGGACTCACTTCAATCGTCATTAAGAGTTTATTAATAATAAAAAAAGGGAATTATGACAACAAAACAATTTTTACAAGTAGCTCCTAAATTAGGAACAACAGGACTAATTAGAGTGGCTAAACCAGGTGAAAAAAATCCTGGGCTAGGATATGCTTCAATAGGATCAACAGATAGTCAGAATACGAAATTATGGAGAACTTATAGAAACCTTGAAAGCATTTTAATATTCAAAAACGCAGATGAAGTTAACGCAATCTTGAAATCAAACGGAATAACTGAGTTTGTGGCAAAAATAACAAAATCAGGTAGCTCATCAAGATTATTTTTAGCATGAAACAACAACTCGGACAACAACTAAAAGCCCTCAGAGAATCGCTGGGGGTTAAACGCTACGACCTTGAAAAAAAAGGGCTGCATCCATCGCTTGCCGTCACGATTGAAGAAGGGAAAAAAGGTTATTCAATGGATAGCCTTGAAAAGTATATCAATTCGATTAATGAGATCGCAGGTTGCAAAATTGAATTATTTTATGAAATTACTTACATTTGAATCATGGAAAATATAAAAGGAATCGGAAAAGTTGCCATTTGGCTTTTGGGACACTTCCTATGCTTGGCAATTTACACCATTGACAGAATGATCAACGTATTCACTCCTTGGAACGCATCACCGAAGTATCTCACTTGGTATTCGTATGTTGATTTAAACGAAGTAAACAGCACGTTTTACAAATCATGCGCAAGAGTTATCGTTGTGATTGTAGGATATTCTACTTACTGGCTTTCGAATTTGTTTTTTGATAATTACGCATTTTTAATCTCTTTGGCGTTCAATCTTTGTTTAATTGGCATGATTGTATCAGTCGATAGAATTAAATCAAACAGAGCCGCTAAAAACGCATTAAAAACGATTCCTGTAATCATTCTCATTCTCACATCATGCGGAAAGCAAAAAGATCACATCGTTGATATTTACATTCCAGATGTAGTGAATACAACCGAACAGGTTACAATTACAGGATCGGACGGAATACCAATGACATTTGCTACAGGATTCTACGAAAACGTGAAACTCACGGGGAAAGAATTCAAGTACACACTAACAACCGTAAACAATTCGGGCATGATTCTTTTCAACAAAAATTCATTCCACGTTTACGATGCACAAAATGACGGGTTGCGCTACGAATTATACATCGACGCTGGCACAACCGAATCAGGAACTTTTATTTTGAAGTGATGGCAAAAATTATACCACCCAAACCACCTTATGATTGCAGACCTGTTATTGTTGGAGGGTTTATAGTAGGTTGGATAAAAAATTAAATGATGGGAGTCAGGAAAATGACAGAGGAATTGTTCTTTAAAGTTTGTGATGAAATAGAGCAAACAGAACGTGGTTTGGATAAAATTTGCAAAGAACACGACTCGTCTGCCACGGCATTCTATAATATGATTGATGATAATGAAGCTGAGGGTGACAAACGATTCGCTGAGAGGTACGCACGCGCGCGCGAAAGACAAGCCGAATACCTGTTTGACTTGCAGCGTGAGATCGTTTTTAAACGTGATGAAGATCACACTCCTTTCACGGGTGGTAACGTCGTTCAACGTGACAAATTGATTGCTGAAACTATCAAATGGCAAGCGGGTAAACTAAAACCGAAGAAATACGGTGACAAACTCGATATTACAACGGACGGTGATAAGATTCAATCAATCCCGCTTGTGCTTAAAGACGGTAAATCACTTGATGATTTGATGGACGAATTAAAGCCTGAATGAATTACGGTGTTACAGAGGTATTTATTAAACATTGGTATTTCTCAAATCTACGGATTAAGCTAGTCAAGCGAGAGAATGACCGATTGATATTGTGCCAATACTTAGGTGATCACGTTGTTGAAATCAAGGACATTGAAACCACTGATAAAGTTTACCCGATTCCCGAACGTTTTTTTTTGATTGACCTACCTAGTGAATACGGTTACATTTACCAATCGGGTGATTATTCGTTTTACAGGTATAAATACATTCTACATCGCGGTTCTTCCCGTTCATCAAAATCATGGTCGTTGGAAGAAGCAGCCATTCGGATATCGGAACAAAACCCTAGCCACCGTTTGACGATTTGGCGTGATACACGCACCTCGTTAGGTGAAACGATTTGGAAAGACTTTCGAAAGGTGTTCCCGATGTCAGGAAGAAAGTACAATTTCCCACAAGATACAAGACCGATATTCCTTGCAAACGGATCAACGATAGAACCTCATGGAGACGATACAACGAACGCACACGGTTTGACACAGGACATTGCATGGGCGAATGAGCCGTATAAGATGAGCAAGGAAACGTTTGATCAAATTGACCAGCGTTCCAATCAGATATGGATTGATATAAACCCAAAACAGGGACATTGGTCAGATAAACTTGCTGACAACCCTAGATGCAAGGTAATTCACTCAACATTTGAAAACAACCCGTTCTGCCCGATTGAACAACGCTTAAAAATCCTGTCCTACGATCCGTCGAACCCGATCAATGTGATTAATCAAACGGCAGACGAATACATGTGGCAAGTGTACGGGCTTGGGTTGAAAGCAGAAAAGCCGAACAGGATATACCGCAATTGGGGAAAGATCACACCCTTAGAATACGATGCGTTACCATACAGGGAATACTACTATAATGACTGGGGCAAAAATGATCCTTGGGCTATTGGTCGCGCGAAATACCATGACGGTTGTGTTTATATTCGTGAGGTGAATTACAAGTCCGAAAATGAATGGGAAAAGGATATACCTGTTGAACTACAGCGCGAGTTCCGTGAATCAGATGTACAGGACGAATCAAACGAGCGAAACGAGGGACTTGCAATTGTTTCATGGCTTTACAAACGACTTGGAATAAGCAAGGACGCTACAATCGTATGTGATCCCGCAAAGCCGCTTAAAATAGCAACGTTAAGACGTTCGGGGTGGATAAATTCAGAGGGCGCGATAAAAGGCGCAGGAAGTGTTGACACGGGTATTGACCTTGTGAAGTCCGTTAAGGTGTTCTTCACTACCGATTCACCGAATATCGAAAACGAGTATGAAAACTACAGCTACATCGTTGACAGGTATAACCACGTAACCGATTTACCCGAAGACAAGGACAATCATCACATGGATGGAATACGCTACTTGTGCAGCTTCCTTGTTCGTATTGGCGTTCTTCGTTTGTCGTAACCGTTCATCATTCACAATTACCGCTTATCATAATTCCGTTCAAACTGCGTTCTTTGTCGTTAACTTTGGTGGAAAATTAATGATTATGCAAGTAGAAGTAAAAGGAAAAAATGAACAGGTGGATTGGACGAAGAATCCGCAGTTGGTGATTAACGATGATGGATTAGTTGTTCAAACTTTAATAGATCAATCTAAATCATCAGATGAATATTGTTTTGTTGGAAGTCCACTAAATGACAGAGAAGGAATGTATAGAGTTGATTCGTTTTATGGGTGGGTTAAAAACGCATTCAAACCTTTCCACGGTGAAATATGGCTTAAAAACGATTGATATGAAAGCAAGACATGAATTTGAATCAGATGAAGCGTACAGAGATTATCTAAGAACGTACTTTGCTGCAATGGCTATGCAGGGGGTATTAAGTCATAACAATCCAAACAATTACAAACCAAATCAATCAGAGGATATAGTAAGACTATCTATTGCATTATCTGACGAACTTTTAAAGCAATTGGAAGATGCTAATCCCTGAACACAACATCGAAGTGAATGATGATACCGCAATTCTCGGAGTTGCGTGTATCTTACTCTCAATTGTTTTCGTGATTATTACGTGTATTGTTGAATTTAACAGAAAGAAAAATGACAATCCATGAGCAACTACTTACGGGGGCTGTATTTCGCTACAAGTCCCCTGATGTAAACCTCTATCGAATTAGCGGTGATGTTATCGAAGTAAAACAGGTTCGTTGGTTCGCGGTTGCCGTCATCACTTGCAAGGAGCGTTTGAAGTTCAAAACAATCGCGCACCTTGAAACACCACCTTTTTACAGCATTATTGACACAGATAAAATTGAATTGGTATGAAAAATAGATTCAAAACAATAACATTGATAAAATTGTGGTTTGTTTACCATTTTGGTGTTTTGAAAATTTCTTTCAAATTCGGCAAAGTATTCACTCATACTGAAACAGTAAGGTGTGCTGATTTTTACAACTTCAAACACTTTCTATCAGAAATGAAAGATCGTATTATTATTGAAAGTATCGGA